GAGCCTGAAACTTTCAGAATTTCAGCAAATTCATTGTAGAAGTCTATTTCACCAAACTCCTCTGCTTTGTTCTCTGTTACTTTTAAATAGGGTAAGTCTGTAACTGGGCATGCAAACCAAATCTTGTCTAAGTATTCGGGAGTCACAAATCGAGTAGATCCTGCGAGTGATTGCAAAAGTGTTATTGCAATGTTTGGGACTTGCTCACTCTCAATCATTTCAGATATTCCAACATGCATTACGTGTGAAAATTCTTCGTAATAGGATCGGACAAATTCAAATAGTGCGTACACTATGTCTTTACCAGATACACCATTGTATGTCTGGTTTGCTCTAGTCAAGGTCCAAGCGTTGATTAATATTGCAACAAGTCTAGCCCATTATAGCTGGGTCTAAACATGACGATTTCGATACTTGTGCTATGCTAGATACAATTCTACCAATTAATGGAGCACTATACCAGCGACCTTCGTGTTCAAAAAAGTATCTAGAGCAAAACTCGTAAGGTTGGTCTTTTACAAATATTTTGTCATCAATTGGTAATTTATAGTCTCCGACGAATCTTGCTGAACAAAGAAATTTATCCAAATTAAAATTTGGAGTAACAGCTGCCAACACATCATCACTAAGACAAGCGTGGGAGCCATACCTATTCTGAAATTTTGGAACCAAAAGGAACGTCGAAGTTTGTGTCAAATCTGGGTTGTATACTAGGTCTTCCATGAGATGCATCCGAAAATTGACATCATCATACCCGTCTTCTAAAAGGTACCTTAAAGATATACAAATATAAATACTAGAGCTACAATGGCTATTTTTAATAGCAGTAGCACCATCACCGGAACTCACACCGTGCAACTTCCGTAGAAATTTGTTATCGAAAACGATCAATGGTGAAATTGAATTAGCCAACATTTGGAGCATACCTTTGTTAAGCAAAGATATAGCATCACTATCGTTACAATCGTAAGTAAAAAGATGATTGGCTATATACGAATACTGAAATAATGTATCGACTTTCGTATCAAAACTCGGGAAGTCCAAACTTACAAATCTAACTTCATCACGCTTACATTCTAAAGGCTTAATTAAATTCTTAATAATAGTGTCCAAACCACAACCAGTGTCTCTAAAACCTATTAAATAAAACTTATAACTAGAATACTTCTTAACAAACTCCATAAAACCACCATTAAAACAACGGAAAACATCACTCATATGACTAGGAGCTAAAAATACTAACCTAAGGCTCTTACTTATAGGTTGGATCGCAATTTTCGGGATGATCTCAAAAATGTATATATCAAAGTCATGATTTACATGGTTCACGCGTGAATCTATGAAGTTAGAATACTCACCTAAACTTCTTACAGCACCCTGTGGAAATGAGGGCAAATTAATCCCAGATGATTTTTTACCTGGTGTTCTTTTTATTTCATCATACTTCAAAATTCTTGGAAACTCCTTGATCTCTTCTGGATTTGTCTGTTGTGGTGAGTTCTCAAAATCTAAAACATGTTTATACATTGTATATGCATTAGCAAACATGAATTCTGTCACTGGCACATTAGATGGTACACCACCAGTATACTTCTTAAGTTTTTCTGTTAAATCATGAATATTACCTCTCGCCATTGCTGAATTAGAAGGTAAATCACTTGG